ATTCTTGATAATAATTCATCTGTTTTAATTGCAATATTTTTATTTTTAGTATCATGTTCAGAATATACTAAATTATGATTTTGAATTATTTCATTATTCATATATACTAATAAATATATTATAATTAAATAGATAAAGTAATATATATGTGGTGGAAACGTACTACTACTCCGACTGATACTCTGACTGATACTCCGACTGATACTCCGACTGATACTCCGACTGATACTCCGCCTGTTAGTCCGCGAGTGCTCAACGAAGTGCTACTCCAAGACATGCTACTCCACGAAGTGCTACTCCAAGCCATGCTACTCCACGACGTGCTACTCCAAGACATGCTACTCCACGACGTGCTACTCCAAGACATGCTACTCCAAGACATGCTACTTATCCGAAAGGGATACTGAAACATCCGGGCCCAGCACAAGCACAAGAACAAGAACAAGCACAAGAACAAGAACAAGCACAAGAACAATTTGCTAATACAGATTTGCCTCAGAACCCTGGTCGTAGAAAAATAATACAATTTGGCTCATTGAAAAAACCCAAATTTTCTAACATAGATAGAGTATGTCCTCATGCTTTAAAACGTATTTCTAACATTTTGGGAAAGGTTTACGACCCTAATAAAATAAAACATAACAAATATTTTTATTTTATTAAACATAATTTATTTATTACTGATTTACAAGTATTATTATTCCCTTCTGATTTTTCTATGTTTGAAATAAATAAAATGGGAAAATTAAAATGGTATGAAATACCAAGTCCATTTGAAGGTATTAATTTAAATGCATCTATGAAACCAGATAAAGATAGTGAACTGCCTTCTAGTGATCAAAAATACTATAAATATGATAAAATATGCGATGTTCTTAACAACATCGTCGTTACTAAAACTAAAAGTATACCAAATAAATGCTTTATAAGAATTAGAAAATGGGAAGTGTTAATAGATGGAGAAAAAAGAAAAATAAGTGATTGTTTTAAACCTGAAATTGGACATACATATTATTTATATTATAGTCAAGAGACTGGATTACGAACTTGGAATAATAAATGTTTTAAATATTTTACACTACTTGATGAAGGATGGTTTTTAGATGATATTATATCAGGACCATATACTAAAGAAAATAAAATATATCAACTGCAGAAAGATACTGGTATTACGATACGATACGATTTTATAACTTTATTGAGTACTAATAACTATGTTCGTCAACATACATTTTTCAAACCAAGAAAGGATGGAGGAGTATACTCGATAAAAGATAATACACCAGATAGTAAAGATTACATAGAACCTAAAATTTATTTTACTATAGATTATTCAGGAAAAAAATATGAAAATAGTTTTTTTTCCTTTGCAATTACAAGGTGTGAACCTCCCTTTCACTATAAGGATGTGTTTTTGGATCACGAGTACCTACTATCTAATTTTAAAGATTTAAAAGAACTATTAGAAATAAAAGCAACAGTAGTTCGAGGAGGTAAAAACAAAAGAAAAGTGTCTCGAGTTAATAAAAAAGATGTTTTGGGTAAACAAAGAAATATTTACAAATTTGCCGGTGATAAAAAAGAATATATTAAATATAAAAATAAATATGTTTTAGTTAAAAAATATAAAGAAATGCAAAAAACTAAATCTAAAACTAAAACTAAAAGTAAATCAAAAAAATAAACCTAAAAGTAAATCAAAAAAATAAATAATTAATTATAAGGGTCGTATAACATTGTTTTGTCGTAATTTTTTTCACTATTTTGACTTTCTGTTCTTTCTAATATAATATTACTTGTTATATTAGAATTTGGTTCGCTAAATAAATTTATTTCTGGTATATCAACCGTGTAATTGATATTAGTTACTTCCAACAAATTATTTATATTTTTTTTTAATATTAATGCTAATTTATTATTAAAATCATCAATACATTTTAAATTTATTAAATTACTATCCATTATTAATATACAATATTATAATGTTAAAAGTTTAAAAAAATAAATCATTTAAAGTAATTTATTGTGGTATCGGTTAATTCATTGAAAGGTTTTGCAATATTTTCTTCTGCAAATTCGTTTAGTGGTTTTGTAATATTAGTTTCAGTAAATTTGTGAATTTCATCCAAAATATTAGACAGCTCGCTTAACAATTCATTTTCTTTTGTCATAGAATCTTTATTATTACCTGACATTACTATAATTATTCATTATTATTTTTTCTAATTGAAAACTGATTATTTTTTAATTCTTTTAATAAATCAAAATCCATTTTTATCTTTTTCTTATTATTACCAGGATTATTTACTATTTTTGATATTCTTTCAAATATTTTTTCAGTATTATCATTTTCTAAACTTTCCTTATTATTTAAATATTCAGTTAATGTTTTGATATAATGATTATACATAATATCTTTAATATATGTATCAACATATTCTCTATAATATCTAACTTCACATGAATCAGTAATATATTTTAATAATTCATTATTTTGAATATCTTCCTCTAATTTGTTTAAAGAATTACTAAATTCTTTTAATAATTCTTTTGATAATATATTATGTTTTGTACATTGTATAGTATCTTTATCATTATCTAATGTAGGCAATGTATATATCGATAATTGAAATTTAATTACTTCAAATTTTTTTTGATACTGTAATAATAAAGATAAACGACTACTAATTATTTCTAATTTATTTTGATAATCATTAAATTTTATATAACCTGTTACTATAGTTATTAATATTCCAATAAATATTGATGATATGCTAATAATATATGTCAATTCTTTTATTTTTTTATTTTCTGTATTTTCAATAATTAATCTCACTGCTTCTATGAATGTTATTATAGATGAAAAAACTAAAATAAAAATAGATGCCCACCAATATTTATTATTAATATTATGATAAGACCTTCTTGCAATTATTATGTTTTTAGTTTGTTCGTCTAAACATTTAATTAATCTGTTATCTAAATTATTTTTTAAAGTAATTAATGATATAAGCTCATCTTTTTTAATTATTTCAACATCTGTTTTTAAATTATCTAAGGATTGTTCTAATTCTTTTTTTTCATTTTCCATTTGTTTTTTATTTTTCATTATCTCTTGCAATGCCCTCATTGCATTTTTAACTCTATCTTCTAGTTCTTGCATATTATTACTAGGATTTAATTCAACATCTGAATGAATTTCGACTATATGGTCCATTATAAATAAATAAACATTATTTTCATATCCATCCTAACTTATCATATCTTTCATAACATTTTATATAATCTTCATAATTATCAAAAGTAAAACATGCATAATCTCCCAATTTGTTTGTCATAAAAAAGTAAGTCATCTTATACTATATATTTACATAATATCATGAGACCCTAATATACTTATATCGTAATTTACCTTTTCGTCTTTTTTTAATTGCTTTAAAATTTTACCGTAATCATTTCCAATTACTTCATTACCAGAAGGAAATATCGTACCTTTTACTTTATTTTTAAGTAGTTTGTCAATTGTAAAGTCCTCTTTTTTTTCATATCCTTCTCCAAAAAAACATTCTTTAACACTTTTTCCCATTTCTTTACATTTTTGTAAAGATTTATACATATCTACAGGTTGTGCTGTATCTTTATAATATACTTCAAATGTTTTCGAACCCGAATCATTACTTAAAGCAGATTCAATTAAGATTTCTGATAAATCTTCACGCGAAATTATACCACTCTTTGTTACTCCTTGATTAAATTCTATTTCTTCTACTCCTCTTTTTTCACCTGGTGAAAGCATTCCTGGTCGAACTATAGTATAACTTAGTTCTGGATGTTTTTCATACATTAGTTTTACTAATTCTTCACCTTCTTGTTTATTAAAACAAGGTTCGCATGTTGTTTCGCCTCTATCAATAACTTCTCCTGGATTTTCATATTCATTTTTCATATTTTTTTGACATTTTGCACATATAGATGAAACAACAACTAATTTTTTAACATTATTTTTAATAACTTCATTTACAACATTTTTTAAACCAATATCTTCTACATGATTACTTTCTTCTACATAATCATTTTTACTTACAACATTATTTTGCTTATTTAACATTGGATCCAAAGGGTCTATTTTAACTTTAGGACGAGATGCTGCACAATAGATAACAGCATCAACATTTTTTAAAACATTGTTTAAAGATTCTGGTTTCATTACATCACATACGATATTAGTTATTTTGTTTTTTTGTTTAATATCATCAATAACCAATGTATTTTTCCCCATATGTTCCCTATCAACTATTTCCATTTGTCTTCTTGTTAATGCGACAACTTCTTTATTTCTATTAAGTAAATTACGAATTGTATCACCTCCAGTATAACCAGAAGCTCCAAAAACTGCTATTTTTTTAATTTCTAAATTATTATCTGCAAAAACTAATTTTGGATTTAAAATTACAGGGGATAAATATAATATATTTCGTCTTGAAATATTATTACTAAATCTTGCTTTAAGATTTAAAATATTTGTTGATTTTCTTACTGTTTTATTAATTTGTAAAATATTTCCTCCTTCAGAAATTAAAAAACAATTTGCATAAAATAACTGACTTAATAGTAATAAATATTTTAACATTATTATAATATTATATAATATTTTTTTTATATATTATTTAATTTTTTAACAATTAAATTAACAACAGGAACAGAAACTGCATTACCTGCTAATTTATATAACGCAGTGTCTGATATATTAGGTAATTTATAATCTACTGGAAAACCTTGTAAATTAAAACATTCTCTCGGAGTTAATTTTCTAATTCCTTTATCGTCTTTTAATAAAGGAACATTATGACCACCTCCACCCATATTTGCCGTTAATGTTGGACAACAATTACTTTTATTTTCTCTAACATAATATCTTCTATATTGATAAAGAACATTTTCTGATATATTTTTTGTTACATTTTCATGTATTTCATTATATACTTGAAACCTATCAGTATAATAATATTTATCATTTACATTTTTTTCTAAAATATCTGATATTTTACATTGGGTCATATTAGGAAAATTAAAATTAAATTTCTCATATTTTTCTTTATTTAAGAAACCAACAATATAAATACGTTCGCGATGTTGTGGTATACTTGTTATTTTATTTGTATCTAAAATAGCAGTTTTTATAAAATAACCTAAACTTTTTAAATTAGTTTCTATGATATTAAATGTATTTCCTTTATCATGTGATTTTAAATTTTTAACATTTTCTAAAACAATAATTCCAGGTTTATGCGTTTTTAAAATTTCTATAATCTTCCAAAATACATTTGATCTATCATCGTCAAACCCCTTTTTATTACCTGCTATACTAAATGGTTGACACGGAAATCCAGCACATAATATATCATGTGACGGTATATCATTAACATCAATTTTATGCAAATCTTTTAGTGTAAAAGTAGTGTTTGGATTATTTAATGTATAAATTTTTTTTGAACATTCCATCATATCATTTGCAAATACACATTCACATTTACTATTTTTTTCAAATGCCAATGAAAATGCTCCTGTTCCTGCAAATAAATCTATTAACTTTAGATTATCTATACTCATTATATTTTAATACTCTAAGATATTTATATCATTTTTTATAAAAAAATGATTATAAAATTAATTCAATTTTGTTATATAATGTTAACAAACGTATGTAATCAAATAGTTGCTTCAAAATTAGCTGACAATTATTCTTTAGATATATTAAATAAATGTTTAGATAAATACATTAGTGATTTAAATTTTAATAAAACTATTAATATGTTAATGTCTAAAAAAAAAAGAAGAAATGAAAATTTTCCATCTGATATATCAGAAAATATTGCAAAATTTGCAATATATAAAAAATACGGAATAATGCCTTCATGGGATACTGATAAAGGTGATTTAATTTATAATAAAAAAAGATTTGAAGTAAAAGGATTTATATCTGTTGGGCCTTCTTCATTTGGACCTAAAGAAATGTGGGATGTGTTATATTTTGTTGATGCAATTGATGTTTTAAATAAAAATTTTAAAGTATATGAAATAAAATTATCAAATACATCTGAAATATTTAGAAATATTAAATTTAATAATAAAGAAACTTTTGACCAAATTGCAACTAGTGGAAAAAGACCTCGAGCAGAATTTCATACACTAATTAAACCACAAATTGATAATTATTGTAAATTAATTTTTGATGGACATGTATCACAATTAAAAGTTACAACAATGGAAGAAGAATGGGCAAAATAAATAAACTATATAGGTTGACAATTTGAGCATATATATGAATTTTTATAATCTGTATAAAATTGACAATAAATACAATTTAAATTGACTATATCATCTTCATATAAAAATTTAATTTTATCACTACAATCGTTGCATATTTTTTTATTTTTATTTGTTAAAATATTATTACAAACGTCACAATTGTTAATTGATAATTTACTAAATTCAATATCCATTTAATAAGTAAAAATAATTTAACTTTAAATATATTTAATCCATTTTGTAACACATATATTTTCATTCATTGTATTAAATGGTAATCCGGGTGTTCTAATCCAATTATTAACACATATATTATCATTATTTACAGAATGTGAAAAAAAACAGTTACATTTAATATGACAAAATTTTGTTTTTCTTTTTAAATAAGGTGGTATAACCTCGGTGTCATTTCGCAATTTTAGTGTATTTATATTAACAGTTGTATTTGTTAAATTTTTAAGGGAGCTATTAGTTATATTAGTTATATTAGTTATATTTTTTAAACTACAATTTATATTAATTAAATTATATAATAAATCTTTTAAATTATAATTATAAGAAAAAGTAATATTAAATAACGAACACAATAGTAATGTAAATAATTTAAAAGATTTTATCATTTTATATAATATTTATTGTCTTTTTTTTATATTATTTTAAAGAAGTTAAATTAGTTTGATTGAAGGGATAAGTTAAATTAGTTTGATTAACAAAAGAAGTTAAATTAGTTTTATTAAAGGGATAAGTTAAATTAGTTTTATTAAAGGGATAAGTTAAATTAGTTTGATTTAAGGGATAAGTTAAATTAGTTTGATTTAAGGGATAAGTTAAATTGGTTTGATTTAACTGATAAGTTAAATTAGTTTGTTTTGTGAAATTTATAGTTAAAAGTAGCATTAAATATTTTAAATATTTTGTCATATATTAATTATACTATTATATATATAATATTTAAATTGTATAAAAAAACATATTTTTTATAAAAAAATGATTCGAATTTTAAAACTAAACACACAAAATACACCGAAGGAGAAAAGCAAATTTACAAAGCAACCTACTAAACTTATCCCAAACAATGGAGTCTGCTATTATCACCAAGAAGCGCGGTCCTAAGAAGGGTTCGCGTAGCGATTACAATATTTATATGAAAAGCACTACGCCTATTATTAGGGCAGAATATGAAAATATTAAGAAAACCAGAGGAGAGCAATATTCTATTGTTCGTGCAGGATGGCCTGAAATTAAGAAAAAATTAAATGAAATGAAAACCAAGTATAATCTTAAAAACACTACTCGTGAGGAGCAAAATAAGATTGCAAGTGTATTAGTTCTCTTAGAAAAGGAGGGGTGGGAGTAAATTGATTAAGTTTATATATTATATATTATATATTTTTTATATTTAAAATCTATATAAATATTAAATATTTATTTATACTTAACATGATAAAAAAAAGTTTATATTTTATTTTGTTTATTAATTCTGTTTTATGTTA